GTCAGGTCGCCATGTCTACCTACTTCTTAGGTGGTCTACCTTTCTTAGTACCGTATGTTCCTTTTCCTTTTGGCATGGTTAAAATTGAATGTTTGATCGTTCGAGTTTTTCCATAATCATTTGTCTGTATGCAGGATCATCGTCATACCTTGGGTCTTCCATAGCTCTTACCATTTCAGGTTGGCTGTTGAAAACATCACCCTTAGCAGATGGTGGTTTACCTGTAACTAATCTTCCGTCAAATCCAGTAGCATCATTATATTTACCAACAATGCTTTGAACAGCAAAGTAACAAGCGGTTGGGTCTCCACGATCAATTACATAATCGAACATCTTAATCTCATTTTCATTAAGATTAGAAGTAGCCCATTCCATAACTTTTTGATAGCTACCTTCACCTCCAGCTAACTCTTTTAACTTCTCAATTGTCTGATTGCTTAATTCTTGAGGTCCATTTTTTTGAGCTTCAGCTCGGAACTCAAGATACATTTTAGCTAATTCACCAGGACGTTTCTCAGATAGTTCTTTTAAAGTACCTTCATCAAAACCAGCTTCTCGTTGATCCCATAATTGATCAAGTACATTTCCAGATGGCTCTTCAGTTTCCTTTTCAGTTTCTTCTTTTGATTCGTCAGGTGTAGGAGTTTCGTTATCTGTTGAACCTAATTTTTTTTCTAGTTCAACATAAGCCTTCTCTAGTTCTGCAGCATCTTTATATTTACCAGCAAGTAATTGTTCTTGCTGCTGGTCCATCTCTTCTCCTACTTGTAAGGAGTCTTGTTCTTGTTCGTTTAAATTTTTATTTGTGGTAACTGTATCAGTACCTTCATCATATGTAAGTGTTTCTGCCATAGGTGGTTATTGTTCTAGCCCTGCTGATAATGCAGGATTTTTACTTGGGTCAGCTATTGGTGTTTTCAATGCTTGAACATCTAATTGCTTGTTCTGCATATCCATCTGTGCTTGTTGTGCAGCCTGTTGTTCTTGTTGTACTTCTTGCATACTTCTTACAAGATTAAGTACATCAATACCTTGTGCAGCTGCTAGACGTTTGATAACTTCTTCTTGATTTATAAAACTTCCAATTGCATCTGGACCCATAGTCTGAGCAATCGTCATTAAGAATGCTTGTAAGCTTTCTCTATCTTGACCTCTTCCTAATGCATTTATACCTGCAACAATAGTAGGTTTAACTAAGTCTTTAGGTAGTCGTGGTATTTCTCCAGTCTTTTGAAATACATTTAGTTTTCTATTCAAGTATGGAACTAAGAACTCAACAGTCAAAAGACTAAATAGTCCTCCAAGTTGTTGTTCTAATTCCATCTGGGTCATCCTGACTTCTTCAGCTGTAGTTCTCTCAGAGTTTCTAACGTTAAGTACTAGAAATGCTTCTGACAATCTACGTTCTAATTGTGTAGCTAATTCAAATGCAGTTCTAAAGTCTGCAGTCTTACCTACTTGTACAACACCAATGTCATCTGGTCTGCCTTGTACGATGGCTCCATTACCAGCATTAGCAAGGGTTTGTGGTTTGGTAGTAGAGGAAGGCGAAATTGTAAATACAACTTTTGCCGCAGCTGCACTTCCTTCTACAAGTGCTTGAGATAATGCCTCAAGTGATTTGAGATCTCCTAAAAATTCTTCAACTCTTCCACGTCCGTAGACTTCTCCATCAACAGTATTAAATCTCAATGGCAACCATGGGGTTACATCTACTGGTGATTTACCTTTGGAAGATTCTATTAAATGATTGTTTACTTCTTGATGCCAAATGAATCTATTGTTCTCACGTCTAACGTGTGTATAGATATCGACATCTTGTCTGTCTGGTGAAGTTGATTCGTCAACAACACTGTCTATCTGAGCAGAGATTACCTGTGGTGGTACAAGGTTTGCTATTAATTGTTTGTTAACTCTTTCTCGTGTGACTATTTCTATCACGTTGCCGTTACCATCACGTTCGATTACATAGCGGTTAAGCGGAAACATCTTTAACCCTTCCTTACCCATGAATATCAATACGTTACCTGCGACAATCAAGTGCTTTAATGCTTGATGTACGACCACACGGTCACTTGAGGCAGCGATTGATTCAAGTATAGTTCTCTCAATTTTTGCAAAGGATAAGTCTAATTCAGATCTAGACTCTGGAGGAAAACCACCTTCCTCTAGAACTGAATCATCTAATTGAAGTTTAAAGAAACTTGTTTGTGGAGGTAGAAGAGCAAGCATTAATTTTGATGCAAGCGTAACTACACCTTTGGCTCCAACGGATTGCCATGGAGTAATTAAATTCTTAGCTCCTTTAAAGTTATCTTCTTCTCCTCTAACTAATTGAGGTAGGGTTAATTTTGTTGCTTGTTCTGCAATGTTTAAGAACTGAGAACGATCACTGGATAAAATGTCATATCTTGTTTTAGCTGTCATTGTTATAAGTTAAGAGTTTGAATTCTCATTGACCTGTTTAATTGTCCTGTACCTTGGGCGGTTTTACCTGAAGTAAATGCTTTTGATCTCCTCATTTTTATACCAGCTGCACTATCACCTAACATTCTGTAGTTCATGTTCGATGAAATATTAGTCAAGCGGTCATTGATGTTATCAGCAGTTCCTTGTATTCTTGCTTGAAGACCAGCCTCTTGCTTTTGTAATTCACGACCCCAGTCAGTACGGAGTTCACTTATTGAATCTTCTCTTGACTTATAAACATCAGCAAACTTTTTAGATTGCTCATCTGAGAAGGTAGATAACTTACTGTTTACATCTGTACTTAAGTTAGTGAAATTGTTTGAGGTAGTCTGCATGTTTTCATACAACTTAGACTGCCAAGCTGCTTTAGCATCGGCTAAATTCAAAGCTGAAGTAGCAGAGGCAGCATTAATCTTACCTTCTAAATCTGCTGAAGATAAACTTAGGTCGTGAGTTAAGTCTCTAATACTATTCTGTGTAGCATTATATTTAGATTGAACATCATCAAACTTTGCTCCAGTCTTTGAAGTTAAATCTTCTTTTAGCAGTCCTAACTTAGCATCAAAATCTCCTGATAAATCGGTAACGTCTATATTTAGATCGTTGAACTTACCTTCAAGGTCTTTGTTTTTACTTACTATGTTAGCTAAATCAGAACTTAGGTTAGTTATGTTTGATTTGTTAGAACTAGTTAAATTAGAAAGTGATGTTGTAAGATTGTTTATCTTAGTATTGAATGTAGAGTCAAGGTTGGTGAGTGCGTCTGTATAACCTTCAGCATCGAGGACACTTCTAATTGCAGCTAGGTTCTCTGCACCAGTAAAATCAGGACTAGTATTTAATCCAGAGAAGTCACCTTGAAGAGCTGTTAAATCTCCTTGAACACCTGCTATCTTATCAAGAACACCTGTTAAATCTGTTGACTTTATATCTTTAGTCTTGTCATTAACTATGGTATCTATTAAAGCTTTAATAGCTTCGTTGTTCGTTTGATCTAAAGTACCTGCAGCTAGATTACCACTACCAGTACCACCAGTACCAGTTAAACCTACTCCACCAGTATCAGCATCAAGATCATTCAATACATTAGTGGTTATAGTATCTACATCTGTGCCACCGCTATTAGCAAGGGTATCATCTATCCCTGCATTGATATCAGCAAGAGTTGATGCAGTGATACCAGAGACTTCTCCATCGTCAATTATCCCATCAGCATTTGTATCACCTTTTCTTGCTTGTAAATTTCTATACTCTTCGCTTAGCTTGATGTTTTTTTCAACATCAGCAAGGTTGTTAAAGCTACCATCCTTGTCATCATATAAACCTTCACGTAACCAATAACTAGCATCGGTTTCACCAACTTCGTTTGTTGAAAATTCATCTGTTCCTGTACTTGTTATATCTCTTTCAAGCAAGTCCCTATAAAGATTAGCAATGTTAGTTTTAGATTCAGCTGAATAAGCAAAACCTCTCCTAACATCATCTTTAGTTGACGTACCTGATGTTAAAGTATCAATCCAATATTTTAAACCAGATGCATCTGAGCCACGACCAAGGATATCAGCGTACAAACCTTCTACATAACCTGTATAGTCTTCCGTTGCCATATCTATACCTCACTGACTTTGTTTTTTATCCACTCCACAACTGATCGTTGACCAGAGCGATACATAATTTTTTCCATTGATTCATCGGGAGTAGGGTTAAGAGGTGGATGTATTTCTTCAAGCTCATTCAAGACAGACTCAATGGTTGGTCCGATGATTGACTCAAGAGTATTGGGGTAGGTTGACATTACTATGTTCAAAGAACGCTGGCATTCTTGCTGACTTAGTTTCGGCTAGCTCAGGAGCCTTGCCGTTATACATAAGATTATCGCTAGAATCCAGCCAAAATTTTTTACTTAAATATTTATCGCCATAGGTATTCTTACCTAGTGGCTCCATGATCCAGTTAATGGTGGCTTTCCTAAGTTTATCCAGAGATTGACTCCAAGATAAGCCCATATCGTGACATACAAGGCTATTAGTG